TTTCCACCAGTCGCCTGAGTTATAACCCCATTGATTTTCTCTTTTATCCTGAAGATTTAACGTTCTAGTTATCGAAACTCCTGAATTTAATTGCCAGTAATTTCGTTTTTCTAAATATGCAATTCCGTTATTAACTCGAACTTTTGCATTAAACATTTGTTCAAGTACTTTTAAAAATCGTCCTAATGTCGAAATTCCTGCGTCCTTTGCCGTTGGATGACCTTTTGTATGATAACCAGTGTCTAAAGTAAATAACTTCGTTACAATCGATATTTCACCGTCTATTAACGGAACTGGTAAAACAGTTAATTCAGGCATACTTTCCAGTATTGTACTTTTAAATTCGAAACCTATCTTTTCACACGCCCTTTGACAAAGGTGTAAAAATTGAGTTCCTAAGAAATATCTAATAGGCGGAAAAATTAATTCTATAATCTGTTTTGTTACATCTATCAAAGCTATAACTAACGCTACAACGTATGCTAGTTGGGCAATTAGCAAAAGTGATGCCGATATGATTTGTCCGGTATTAACAACAGTTCCAACTGAAACTATTTTTAAAAAGTCAGTTATCGAAGTTACTAATTGTTTGATACCTTCAATCAATGCTTTCGTTAAAGTGAACGCTGAAATTGCTAACATAATTAACATTTCTAGCTGGTTATCCTTAACGATTAGATACGGTATTTTTTCAGTTGAAAATGGATGTGTTAAGTTGCAGGACTCGAAAGATAGTCCGTTTGCATCGTCCCAAAACTTATTTACAGAACCTCTTCTTTTTAAATTAACCTCAATTGAAGCGTCACCTTTTCCACTTATCTTAGGATCATTAACCAGCTCTATGTAGTATTCAAGTGTAAAATTATTGATTTGATATGTGTATGGAATACCTTCGAAAACTCCGTAAGTATCAATGTGATCCAGTACCAATTTTTTAGCTTTGTTTTCGAGAATAATTGAATCGACATTTAATTCAGCTTCAATCGAATTGTCGCCAGTCCAGTCTAGTTTAATACCAATTTTATCAGCATCTTTTGGACGTATTTCAGTTCCATTAATGAAGTGCCGACTCTCTAAATTCTCGCTCATTGTGCTTTTACTTTAAATGTGTTTACAGTTTTTAATCCGCCCTTTTTCCTAGACTCAATAATTTCCATAGTTTTCGAAGTTATTTCACCTAATCTAATATTGGTTTCAGGTTTATTCTCGATAGTTTTATTCACCATATCTAGTTTAGATCCAACGTTATTAAGTTCCTGAAGTAGCATTATGTTTTCCCATCCAACTGCCGTTTGATTTCCGTCAATTAATTTCCCAAGTCGTTTGTTTTCCATTACTCTAGCAACCTCTTCATTCGAAACATTCCCTATCATGCTGTTTTGTTTTGCAGTCATTACACGCTCGTTATTATGAAGTAAAGCTAAACGCCCACCATTTGCATCTAAAGGATTTGAAACAGTTCCAGTGTTCTCAGTTCCATCAAAGAATGATCCAATATTACTTGCTACCTGATCCAATAACGCTGAACTTGTGAGTGCTTCAGTCAACGCTTCAGAAGGCTCTTTTCCGTTATCCAGTCCTGAAAGATATGCTTTTATAAATGCAGAAACGAGTAGTATTTGTTGTTTTCTCTTTTCTTGTTCGGCTTTTTCTTGTTCAGCTTCTGCTGTCAACCTATTTTCTTCGGCTAAACTTTCCTTCGCTGTTATGCTTCCATTTTTCGCTAACTCTTCAAGTTCATTTGCCCTATCTTTATGCGCCTCAATCTCTTCATCTAGCTTGTCAATTCGTTTATCAATTGATTTAACAAACATATCAGTCATTAAATCTGTCGCTTGTTGTGCAAGTTTTATTTTTTCGGCTTGTGCGTCCTTGAAATCCTTTTCTTCTTCATCCCAAATAACTCTTTTTTTCTGAGCGAGTTGAATTTCCATACTTAGTATTTCATCACCCATTTGACCGTACAAAGCTGGATTTTCTTCACGCATTTTTTTATAGAGATCAATTTTCTTTTGAAGTTGTTCAATTTCGAAATCATTCAACTCTTTATCAATTTCTTGTTGCGTCTTATTGGATTGTAAAAGTTCTAATTCCTTCTCTTTATAAGCATCGGAATACATTTTGTTAATCATATCCAATTCTGACTGAAGGTTTTCACGTTCCTCTTCTTTTAATTTTCTTTCAATTTCTAGTAGTTCAGCTTTCTTTTTTTCGGCATTTTCAATTATTTTTTTACGATAATCTTCCTGCTCCTTATTGTAAATATCCTGATATTTTCGTTCTATTGCCATTAAGTCAAGCTGTAAACTCTCTTCGAGTTCCAGTTTCAATGTAGCCTTTTGACTTCCTATTGCATTAGATTTTTCAACGTCTTCAATAGCTCGTTTTGTTGACTCCTTTGTAGCTTCAATTTCTCGTTGTTCAGCATCCTGAATTTGCTTTATTTGTTCGTCACGAATTTCACGATTAAGATCTTTTATTTTCTCAGGTTTTCCTTTTTTACCAGCTCCACTTCCGTCATCTTCTTCTTCATCGACATCACCAGTAACAACATTTTTGGCTGTCGCTTCATCTTTTTTATTTAACGCAGTGACTAATTGATTTTCCAGTTCCAGCTTTTGTTTCGTTAATTTATTAACTAAAATTTGTTGCTGTCTTGATTTCAGACCACTTGAAGCCTCAATTAAAAATTGCCTTTTTTGTTCTGTATTAAACTTTTTTTGTTCTTCAGTTAACCCAGCCATACCAGCACGTTTTTTAAACGCTAGTTTTATTTCATTATCAGTTTTATTTTCCCAAAGTTTTCTACCCTTTTCCTGCTCTTTGTATAGACCTTCTTCAGCTAGTTGTAATTCTTGAATAATTAACGTAAACTCGGACTCTTTAGCTTGTAAGCGTATTCTAGTTTCCATTGAAGCAATAACTTTACGAACTTGAATGTCCAACTGTCTATTAGCCTCAGTTTCGTCACTTATATTTTTTAAATGAGTACCGTATTTTTCATTCATTTTCTGTAAAAGTTCACCCCTCTCTTTGCTTCCTGCATTGTGTCGTTTAATCTGAACTGTTAACACTTGTATTTCAGCACTTTCTGACGCTATATCCTCTCTAGCTTGTTGATGTATATCAGAAACTTCGCCTTGTATATCAATAAACTTTTGATTTGTTTTGTTTAGCTCATTAAAAACGTCATTCATCTTATTAATGGCTAGAACTATTCCGGTAATAATAAATCCAATTGCATTAGCTTTTAAAGCCTTCCCAACGTTTTGTATGCCTTTAGTCATTCCAGCCATTGCACCTTTTACAGCTCCCTGAGAACGTCCAAGTTGCATAAATGACTGCGCCATTAATCTATTCTGAAGTACAGTTATGGTCACTATTGCTTTGTACGCAACCCACGCCTTAACAGCCATAGTTATTACAGATACAATTGTTTCGAGATTATCAGCGAGGAAAATAATTCCATTTTTCAGGATGTCACCAACGCCTCCAGCTTCATTCATTTTAAGTATCAAACCTTCCCACGCTGAAGTCAATAAAGCAATTGCACCACCTAACGTATCACGTTGAGTTTCAGCCATTTTCTTAGCAGAACCGTCAGCTACATTTAACTTGTCGGTTAACGAAGCAGTATCCTTAGTATTTTCTGCTAAAATCACCCCTAAAGTTGCACCTCTAGTACCGAATAATTCAAATGATTTTCCAGTTTTATCAGACGAATTATTAATTTCAACTAACGCTTCATCTAGTGTTAATCCAGCTTTTCCAGCGAGTAAAAACATATTTCTTAAACCACTTCCAGCAGTCGAAGCATCGATACCCCTATCAGTTAAAGTACCTACTAAAGCGGTTGTTTCTTGTATTGAATATCCAGCATTTTTAGCAACTGGAGCAACGGAACTCATGGCAGTTGCGAACTTTTCCATATCCAAAGAAGATGAACTAAATGATTTCGCCATAACATCGACAACCATTTGAGTATCTTTAGCAGTCAATCCGAAACCTCTCATTGTAGCACCTGTAACTTCTGACGCTCTAGCTAGATCAGTTCCAGTTGCTTCAGCGAGTAGTAATGTCGATTCAGTCATTCCTTCAATCTCTTCTTGCGAGAAACCTAGTTTTGCTAACTCCTTTTGAAGTTCAGCAACTTGAGAAGCCGTAAATGTAGTTGTTGCGCCTAGTAATTTAGCCTGATCAGTCAATGCTTTCATTTCGTTGGTATTAACTCCTAAAACAGAAGCTAAATCAGCCTGAGATTGTTCGAAATTTTTAATTACACTAAACGAACCTCTTATCAGTTGGAATACTCCAAAAGCTAAGCCTAATTGACCTAATGCGCCTTTAAGTTTTCCAACTGCCGAAGTATAGTTTCCAATATTAAGTTTTTGCTTTTTTGTAGCGTCACTTGACTCTTTAATTTTATTGTTATTAATGTCCAGTTGAGCGTTAATTTGCTTCAGTATCCTTTGACCTCTTTGAGTTTCTAAGTTTAATTTAGCTCTAGTTGCACGTAATTTCGTGTTATGGATTTCTAATTTTTGAAGAGTTCCGAGTCCTTTTTGTTGTTCTTTTGTGAGCCTTTGAGTCGCCTGAATTGTTGTTTTTATCTGTTTATTTTCTAAAGCAGTTAATTGCTGGAGTTTTGCTTTTTCAATTTTCAGCTTTTTATCAATGTTTAATTTAGCTTGTGCCGTTTGATTAGCTTTCCTCGCTTGTGCATCGAAGTCAGCTTGACCTTTAGTGTTCGTTGGTGCTGAAGTTGGAATACTACTTTTCACCCTTTTAGCCTCTTCGACTAACATTTTCATTGCCTGAGTCAATAACTCAATTTGAGCCTTAGACTCTCTTGCGCCATTTGTTACATTGTCAAATAAGCCTTTTTCCGCAATGTCATCCTTTTTAATCGTTTTCTTAGCCATATAAATAATTCTTATCTTATCTTACTCTTATCTTATCTTACTCTTATCTTATTGCTTAAAGGTTGTTTAAACCACCCTTAAACAAGGCTACGAATTAGCCTTTTTAATATGTTCCTGCTCCTTTTCAAACTCACGCACAATACTATAAAACTTCTTAGTTGTGGTTGTCGTTTCAGGTAATCCGAACCCCATCCATTTTTCAAGTTGTACCATTAATCCATTTCGGTTTAATCCTTCTCCGTCAGTAGCTCTTTTAATTATATCCAGTAGCTCATTTGTGAGCCTTCTAATTTCGTTTCTTAAAAACTGATCATTTTCGATAATGAAATCACATTCAAGATTTGCAATTCGTATTCTCAGTTCGGTAATCTCTTTTAATTCCTTACTTAATCCAAACTCATTTATGTACGAGTCATTAATTCTGCACCACGCTTCAAAGTCACTTTTTTCATTTCCTTCGTTTAAATCAATTCTAGTGAACTTTAAATCTCCGTCAATACATTTCCACCATCTATCGAGCATAAAGTCATCTATGCTCGTAAAATAACAGTTTTTCAACATATTCTATGTAATTGTTTGTTAATAGTTTTGCAATTATATTTTCGTTCTCTTCAGTTAATCCTAAAATTTCAATACCATATCTAACGGCTAAATCGTCATTAACTCCAGTTCCCTTCATTGTATCAGCGATAATTTGAAAGCCTTTTGGATCTACCTTAACAACAAAGGAACGATAAAATTCTCCCTTATCCTTCAGTTGTATATGTCCATCTCGTTTACCATAAAGGTTAACGCTGGTTTCTGAATAATCAGGTAGATAACTACCATCACTTTTAACGCCTTCATTGAATAACTGGTCAATAGTATTTAAGCGAATAATTTCCCATTG